GTGTTCTTAAAAAAGTAACTGCCGCTACCCAATATTCTGCATCGTCGTTTGTTTCAATAAAAAAATCACCCGAAACTGTTATAGCGTCCACAGCGGAGTTCTGATAATTGTAAAAAGGATAATTAGTATGTACAGGTTGCATTGAAGAATAAGATGCACTGTGTGAAAATATTACTGACGGAGTAAACGGAAATATCATTCGCTCACCTGATTCTACTAAAGGATTAATTAGAGAAGAATTTAGTTCGCGTATTACTGGAGGAATAGAAATACTTACACGCCAATCATTATCGCCTTGTTTATCAACTACCCTTGCTTCAGATGTTGTCTTAGTAGTAGGAACACCATCTTTAGGTAAGTTAGTTTTACGGGCAAATGATGCAAACTCGTCTGGCGTTGCTGGAAAAGCCTTAAGTTTTGCATATTTTTCCTTTATAGCGTTTTGTGCAACAGATACACCATTATCTATGAAATGATCAATGTGCGGATTTCTTGTATATTGATTTGCCATATTTTTTTTGCTCCTAATAGTATTATTTAGTTGACTTTTTTATGTACGTAGTTTATAATGTATGTAATACTTTAAAAAACCGGAGACCTAATGAGAAAAGTAAATTACTTAAACAACAAAGATATCTTAAAAGAGATACACAAGTCAAAAAGCACGTTTTGTAGTTACACAGATGACGAATATGCTGATTTTGACATAATTTTACCTGATATAGAAAAAATTAACATACGCACTATTGCAGAAGCAAAGCGAAATAAAGCGAAAAAACAGAGTCAACTAGCATTTGAGACTAGGAAAGCGGCTGGCGAGAAGATAAAGCAAGCAGAATGTGAGGTTGACTATAGAAAAATTACAAAAGAAGAATTAGTTTTTAGAATTATGACATTTGACCACATTCCAGAAGAGCCAGGACGTAAGAAAAATCCTAAAACAGTAGCAGATACAAAAACAAAACTTAATTTTCCTCCATTCCAGCATTATAAGTTTAATGAAGCAGGAGAATTAGTTTGTGTAGGCAAAAGTCATTGGGAAGGCGGTATGGAAAATGGTGGATTTTCAAAAGGACACGGTAAAGCAACTAATAAACTTGCTATGATGTGGATGAAACTGTGCGATAGATACGCAACACGAGGAAATGTACGTGGATACACATATAATGACGAAATGCGTGGACAAGCAATACTCCAATTAGCACAAATTGGCTTACAATTTGACGAATCTAAAAGTCAAAACCCATTTGCATACTATACTGCGGCTGTAACAAACAGTTTTGTTAGAGTAATTAACTTAGAAAAGCGTAATCAGAATATAAGAGACGATATTCTTGAAATGAACAATATGAATCCTAGTTATACCAGACAACATCAAGGCGAATGGGAAGCATCACAGAAAAGACAAGAAGAATTAAACAGTAAAAAATAATCACTTGACATCGTTAGGTTTTTCAAGTATAATATTATTGATTAAGGAGTGATTATAAGTGTTTAAAAAAGCGGCTGTCTTTACTGACATTCATCTTGGCCTAAAAGGCAACAGTAAAGTACATAATGATGATTGTGAACGTTTTGTAGATTGGTATATTGAACAAGCAAAAGCCAATAATTGCGAAACTGGAATATTCTGTGGTGATTGGCACCACAATAGAAATAGTCTAAATCTTACAACAATGGACGCAACAATCCGTTGTATGGAAAAATTAGGAAGGTCCTTTGAAAAGTTTTACTTTTTCGATGGTAATCATGATCTTTATTATAAAGATAAGCGTGATGTAAACTCAACTGCATTTGCTACATACATTCCTGGTATAACTTTTATTGATGAAATATATCAAGAAGAAGATGTTGCACTAGTTCCGTGGCTGGTAGGAGACGAATGGCGTAAAATTAAAGACATAAAAAGCAAATATATGTTTGGTCACTTCGAACTTCCAAGTTTTTATATGAATGCTATGGTACAAATGCCAGATCATGGTGAACTTAAAGCAGAACACTTTCAGCACCAAGAGTATGTGTTTAGCGGTCACTTCCATAAAAGACAAAAACAAGGCAAAATACATTATTTAGGTAATGCGTTTCCTCACAACTATGCAGATGCATGGGATGACTCGAGAGGAATGATGATACTTGATAGAGAAAATGACAAAGAGCCTGAATATCTTAACTGGGACGATTGTCCTAAGTATAGGACAACTACATTAAGTAAACTTCTTGATCCTAATCAAGATATTATTAAAAGTAATATGTACTTGAGAGTTACTATTGATGTTCCAATTAGTTACGAAGAAGCACAATTTATAAAAGAAACATATATTACACAATATAAGTGTAGAGAGATTACACTTATCCCGCAAAAACAAGTCGAGGAAATTAGTACTGACTTAGATATTTCAACGTTTGAAAGTGTCGATGAAATTGTATCAAAAGAAATTACAGCAATTGATTCAGATAACTTCGATAAGAAAATGCTATTGGACATTTATAACGAACTATGATACGAATTAAAGATTTAACCGTAAAAAACTTTATGAGTGTGGGTAACCAAACTCAGGCTGTTGACTTTAACAAAGAACAATTAACACTTGTACTTGGTGAAAATTTAGATCAAGGCGGAGATGATAACGGCTCACGTAACGGCACAGGTAAAACAACAATAATTAACGCATTAAGTTATGCATTATACGGCATGGCGTTAACAAATATCAAACGTAACAACTTAATTAATAAAACTAATAGCAAAGGCATGTTAGTTTCTCTTGATTTTGAAAAAGATGGAGTTGATTATCGAATAGAAAGAGGACGTTCTCCTAATATATTAAAGTTTTACATTAATGATCAAGAACAAGAGCAAGTTGACGAATCACAAGGCGATAGTCGCAAGACCCAAGAAGCAATTAATACTCTATTAGGTATGAGTCACGACATGTTTAAACATGTTGTTGCACTAAACACTTACACAGAGCCGTTTCTTAGTATGCGTCAAAACGATCAACGTGCTATTATCGAACAGTTACTAGGTATTACTATACTTTCTGAAAAAGCAGAAAAACTAAAAGACGGTGTTAGGCAAACCAAAGAAACTATTACACAAGAAACACTTAAAATCGAAGCAATACAAACATCAAATAGTAAAATAGAAGATACTATTTCAAATTTACAAAGTACGCAACGTGCTTGGCTTTCTAAAAAACAACAAGATGCAGATAAACTAATAACTGCAATCGACGAATTAGAACATTTAGACATTGACACTGAACTAACTGCACACGAAAAACTTACATACTGGAACGAACATAACAATGCTATTTTGGCTCTTAGAAAAGAATTAAGCACATTAGAGCCAGCACTACAACGTGCAGACAACACTGTTGAAAAAGTTAATAAAGATATCGTAGAATTAGAAAATGCTAAGTGTTATACATGTGGGCAAGAACTACATGCAGAGAAAAAAGACGAAATTAGCGAACGTAAAAATAAAGAACTTGAAGATGCTATTGCATATCAAACTGAGATAAAAGATAAAATTGCAGGAGTAGAAAAAGGACTACAAGACATTGGTGATATCAACGGCAAACCAACTACATTTTATGAAACTGCAAAAGAAGCATATGAACACAGACAAAATGTTGATAGTTTGAAAACAGCATTAAAGAATAAGCAAGACGAAGTTGATCCATATCAAACACAAATTGATGAATTGAATAACACAGCAATGCAAGAAGTTGATTGGACTGCAATTAATAATTTAACAAGTTTCAAAGACCATCAAGAGTTTTTATTAAAATTACTTACAAACAAAGATTCGTTTATACGTAAGAAGATTATTGATCAAAATTTAGCATACTTAAACAACAGACTTACATATTATTTAGATAAACTTGGATTACCACATCAGGTTGTGTTTCAAAACGACTTGAATGTAGAAATAACACAACTTGGACAAGACTTAGACTTTGATAACTTATCAAGAGGTGAGCGTAATAGACTTATCCTTGGTATGAGTTTTGCATTTAGAGATGTTTGGGAAAGTTTATATCAAAATATTAATTTATTATTCATTGATGAGATGATTGATAGCGGTATGGACACCGCAGGAGTTGAAGGTGCATTGGCTGTACTCAAAAAAATGGGTAGAGAGCGAAGCAAAAATGTATTTTTGATATCTCATAAAGATGAATTGATTGGAAGAGTAAATCATTTAATGAAAGTTGTAAAAGAAAATGGATTTACGTCTTACGAAAACGATATAGAGATAGTAGAATAATGATTTTAGATAAAATCAAAGCACGTGGTGATGAACTTGCTATGTTACAAGGACATGATAGGCTACAGTACTTGGTTGATCTAGCAAGAGAAGTTGAGCCGTTAGAAGATAAAGATAAAATTGAAGAAAATAAGATAAGAGGATGTGCAAGTAATCTATGGGTAACCGGAAAACAAAACAAAGACGGAACTGTAGAATACAAGCACGATGGTGACGCTTGGATAACAAAAGGAACTGCTAAAGTTATTGTTGATTTAGTAAATGGTGAACGCAAAAGCGAAGTAGCCAATCTATCATTAGATAGTTTTAAGCCATTGGGCATCAGAGAATTACTGACAATGCAAAGACAAGTAGGATTTGGTAGTTTAATTGAGAGAATTATAGGTATAGCAAAACATGGATGATACGCACGATCTATTAACAAAAGCATATATGGAGTATTTCAAAGAAAATGAGAATTTTGAAGACCGTGTTTCTTACAGAACACATAGAGCAAGCAGAGCATGTCTGCGAGAGATAAGAAAATTAGCAAAAACCCGCATGGACGAAATCAATCACAAGTTCAAAACCAAGATCGAGACCGAAAAAAAATAGGCCCGGTAAGTAAGTTCATGCAATGGACTTATCAGGGTGAACAAATAGACGAAATACCAGAAGAATACGAAGGATTTGTTTACCTTATAACCAATAAAAGCACTGGGCAGAAGTACATAGGCAAGAAACTAGCAAAATTTAAAACTACAAAACCACCATTAAAAGGCAAAAAAAATAAAAGACGCGGAAAAAAAGAAAGCGACTGGCGTGACTATTGGGGGAGTTCTGATAGATTGCTTGCTGATGTTGCAGAAATAGGCGAACAAAATTTTACTAGAGAAATATTATACCTATGTAAAGGTAGGGGCGAAATGTCCTATATAGAGGCAAGAGAACAATTTGATAGACGAGTCTTAGAAAAAGACGACTACTATAATGGCATTATTAATGTGCGTGTAGGCGGATCAGACAAATTAAAAAAGGCATTGCTAGAACATAGCATTAAGGCAAAACACTCCAACACTTAAGGTTAGCGGGCCAGATTGTAATACCGCTGAGTAAAAGGCATCCGTGAGGAGCACTCGTACACGTTGAGCGGCGTTCGGTAGTAGAGCGTTTGATTGGCGTAGATTGTATGTTGGCAATCAAAACACTGCAAAATACATAAAAACTGTAGCACTCGGAACGAAGCAACAGGTAGCGAAAGCGATGTCGACGTAGGTTGGGAAAGGTCAGAGCCCATTGTATAGCAGATAAAAACCTACTTCCAGTCTTGGCTGTGCGAACTCACATGAAGTTAAGATTAGATGGAACCGTGCGTAGGTTCCGTCTGACTGAAACAATCTACATGAAGCAACTACAATGTTACTTCGTAACATTGCTTTAATTCATATTCATTACTTCTATCACGCAAACGAAGTGTACAGTTAGAGCGTAAGCGAAAACTTATATCTACGGAGTAGATATACTAAATAGTAGTAACAGTTTTAAGGATGTTAAAATGAATGTTCATGATATTATATTAGAAGATAAGCGTTTAGACGAAAAACCCACAAGTAGTATTGGAAATTTCGCCAAAAAAATGGCGAGCAAAGTTACAACTGGTGGTATGAGTGCTAGATTAGGCGGAAGTGCTGAAATGGGCTCTAAAGCAAATCAAATTTATAAAGATCTTGCTAGATGGCAAGGTATTAACAGCAAAACCGATAAAAATATGACCGCACAGGATTTGGCGGCATTTATGAAACAGCATAAATTAAATGCTGGTGGAATAGATTTACCCGATGGTGTATTAGGCAAAAAAACTATTGATGCAGTATTGAAAAAAGCGGCCGCAAATGATTTAACAGGCGGAAACGCGGCAGTTTCTAAAGAACCTGCTCCCGCAGGCAAGGGAGGTGTTCAAGGAGCACTAGGCGCTTTAGCAAAAGGTGCAGGAGTTAAAACTCCAAATGTTAAAAGCACAACAACTTCTACATCTTCATCAGGCGGTGGATCAGGTGGTGGTGACACAACTACAACTACAAATGTAAATGTTCAACAACCAGCCGGTGGACAAGCACAAGGCGGAGCAAGCAAAACAGCAGATCCTAAAGTAACTCCTTTAAAAACTAAAGGTGGTATAACACCAGACGTACAAGCAATGTTAGATAAACTAACGCCAACTGAGAAAAAAGCGTTGGCAGGAGCAATATAATGAAACTGCAAGAAGTAACTTCCTATAACTTAAAGTCAACAACTATACTAAATGAAGGTTGGCAAGACTTAACAGAATCACAAAGATTATATTTAGGCCGTTGGGAAAAAGAACTTTGGCCTTTATTAGAAGAATATGTAAAAGTAGCAGAAGCAACTCTTACTGTTGATCAGATACAAGATATATTTAAAGGTGCAGAAGCACAAGCAAATGCAGATGGTGACAACAGAAACTTATTAGGCAAAGCAGGTGCAGGAGCGGCGGCAGTTGCAAAACTACCTGTAGATATTGCTAAAAAAGTTGATGCTAAAATTAATGAACTTGGCAAGATGGCACAAAATGCAGGCCCTGTTAAAAACATGGATGCAAAGTTTGAAGAACTTAAAAAGAAAATAGGCGACAGCGATTCAAAAATTTCCGCAGGAATAAAAAAAGTAAGTGATTGGGCAAAAGAAAATCCAGGCAAAGCAAGTGTAGCAGTAGGTATCCTTACAGCAGTAGCGGCTTTTGCAGGCGGACCAATGGGTGGTGCGGCCGCAGGTTTAATTTTACGTTCAACAAAAGAATTATTACAAGGTGAAAAACTTTCAGGTGCAATTGGTAAATCAATTAAGACAGCCGCTTATGGTGCTATCGCAGGATGGGCATTGGAAGGAATTGGCGACTGGTTAGAAGGTATGCGTTACGATGCAGTACCTTATGATAAAGCACCAGGACTTACAAGTTTCAAAGTTGGATTTGAAAAGGAACTTTCATTTCCGGGATTCAGCAGTGTAAAAGAACTTGGAAGTATGGCTATTCCAGAAACTAAAGTAGAAGAGTTTACTGCACTTTTAGATACATTGAAAGATGCAACAGCGGCAACAGGTACTACAGAAGATCCAGCGGCACTAGAGGCCTTTAACAAGTTATGGAATTTTGGAAAATCATTTGACACAAAACAGTTTATAGATGATATGAATCTTACAAATGAAATTGCTCAAAATGTTGCGGCATCTAATGATGCATTCCTACAAAATCTTACAGCGGCAAATAGTATTATAGCGGCGGCGGCACAAGGTTCAATGCAGACAGTTGACGGAAAGTCAAAATCAGAACTTGAAGTTGGCGGTAAACCTGTAGAACCAGAGCAAGGCGAATTAGATCTTCAAGGAGGTGGAAACGCAAAGCCAGCAGAATCACTTGACATGGAAGACCGATTTGAACAGTTTCTAGCAGAAGCAGATCCTGCACAAGGAGAACTTCCTTTAGATAATCCAAATTCATTAGGTGCAAAAGCAAAGCGTGGCTTAGGAAACTTAGCAAAAGGCGCATTGGGTGCAGTTAAAGGTGCGGCAGGCAAAGTAAAAGCAGGCGCAAAAGAATTAGGCAGTGTAGTAACTGCAAAAAAACTTAATAAAGCATGGAAAGATGCAGGCGAACCTACAGATTCAGCAAGTATTATGAATATACTAGGCGATGCCGGACTATCAAATGATCAGATTGCAACTATTGGCCAAACAGCAAAAGTTGATCTAAAGCCAAGTGCTAAATCAGATGCAACTGCTCCAGCAAGCACTCCAGCAAGTGGTGCTTCAACTGATACAACTACTTCAACTGATACAACTACTTCATCAGGTGGTGGCGACGGTGGTGGCTCTAGCAGTACATCAACAGATACTACAACTACAACTTCAACAGATGCTCCAGCAGGCGATGCACCAAAACCGAGTGCAGTTGCTAAAGGCGATATTATGAAAGCCAATGATGGCAAAGAGTACAAATGGATGGGTGCGTTGTGGGTAGATGTTGCTACTAATAAACCAATTGGTATTATTCCATCAATGAAACAAGGGTTGCCTAATCCTAAATTAGATCCAATTATTGCGGCGGCCAAGAAAGATCCTGAAATGGCAAAAGCAATTAAAAATCAAGTAATGTCAAAAGGTATTGATGCAGGAACAGCAGGTGCTCAAAAAGCGGCACAAGCAGGAGTCAAAGGTACAGAAAAACTTGATGCAAAAGGTATTGGTGCTTAAAAAAACGGCATCTGTGTTTTCTTAGCAGTTTCTAAATTTTCTTTAATTAAATCGGCGATTAGTTTTCTATCTTCAGGACCCATTTGAAATGCTTCGTCCATTGTCATGCTACCACGCATGTACCACATAAGTTTAAAAATTTCAGATTTAAACTGTTTGGATTGGCCTTCTAAGTTATTCACCTCTTCTAGGATCTGTTCAATCGGCCAACTGACGATCCTTAGGCGAAAAAATTTGATTGATCAAAAACAATTGGAACTTCAAATGTTTCTGGTGCACCTTCTTTAAGTTGTTCTTCGCTTGATCTAACTTCCATCGGCGGAACTTGAAATTCTTTCTTTTGTACTTCAATATGATCACTTAGTGCTTTAAAAAATGTTTTGTCAGTATTTTCTAAAAATTCAACAATGTGATTTCTATCTGTAACTACATCGTCACCAACTTGAATTGAAACAACACTATTAATAACCATACCTAGTGTAATATCTCTTAGTTTTGTAAATGTAGTATTAAACTGTTTAAGTTTTTCATCTTCGTCAATTTTATCATTATTAACAAGGGCAAAGATTCTTTGCTCTTCAAATGTTTGCATTGATACTTTACTAAATTCTTTGTAAGTTAAAGGACGTATAGTAACAGTTAAGTCCTTAGTTGTAAATGTATCTACAAATTTTGCATTAGTATATCTATCTAATACTTGTCTTAAATCAACTGTATAATCTGTCGGAGTTTTTGTTTCGGGTGCTGTAGCAGTTATAGTCATATGCTCGCCATAAGAAGCAATTCTAATTGCAATCAAACATGCATCTATATCAAGACTTGGCATGCCCCAAGCATTTTTGATATTAGGAATACAACTATGAATTAGGTCAACTGTTGCCTGTCCACTGAGAAGTGCGTCCGGAGTTTTCAACGCTAGTTCATCTTTAGCAGTCATAGGCATAACAGGAAGTTCTCCTGTTTCTGTCATTTCTAAACTATTTTCTGGATAATATTTTCCACCACTAGGAAGTGTTACATAAATTTTTGCTTGTCTAAAATGACCTGCAAGTGGGTTAGGTTTATTTTGTTGAATTGTTTTCTTTTGTGCATCTAACAAAGGATTGATATTATTTCCTTCGTTTTGTTTAAATTGTTCTGGGTTGAACTCTGGCATGTTTTTCTCCGTATAAATACATTAGTAATTAGTGTATGTATTTATGTACGCACTTTATAGGATTTAAGATAATATGGCAGGACCTGTAAAAGGAACGATAGGGCAAGACGAAGTAACCCTAAATGACGCGGCTACAGAAACTACGCTTCTAAAAATACTCGCGGCCATGAAAAAAAGTGGCGGAAGTGGTGGTGGAGGTGCCGGCGGAGCCAAGAGTTCTGAAGAAGAACTGGTGGATATGGCTAAAGCAACTGGCAAAACTACCAAAGAATTAGAAGAATTTGAAGAACAAGTAGAAGAAACTAGCGGTATGCTAGCCAGAGGATTCGGGCAAATAAGTGGCATGCTACAAGGATTAGCCCATGAATTTATGGGTGGTGCTACATCTATATCAGACTTTTCATCTCATATTACAGGCGCAATATCAGCAATACCAATAGTAGGTCCAGTTCTAGGAGGAGTTTTACAGTTATTAATCGGAGTTGTTGATAGCAATATTGCAACTTTTAGAGAAATGTCACAAGTGGGTGCTGATTTTGGTAACAGTATATTTGGTGCAAAACTAGCGGCTACCCAAGCAGGATTAAGTTTAGAAACTTTCCAACAAGTTATTACAAGTAATTCTGAATCACTGGCTTTATTTGCAGGAGGTGCAAGTGAAGGTGCGAAACGCTTTGCACAAATTAGCGGAAATATTCAAAGGACGTTTGGACCTCAGTTTAGTAGACTAGGTATGACAATGGAAGAAACTGCTGAATATACAGCAGATTATTTAGAACTACAAACAAGATTAGGTCGTTCGCAAAGAATGAATGACGCACAACTAACTGCGGGTGTAGCAAACACAGTTTTAGAAATTGACAAACTTGCTAGAGTTACAGGTAAACGCCGAGATCAAATCATGGAAGAGATGAAAGATAACATGGCGGACAAGCGTCTCAAACTTATCTTTAACACTATGGATGAATCAGCACAACGAAATCTAAATGGTGTGCTTACAATGATGAATACTGCAAGTCCTGATTTGAAAGATGCTATAACTGAAATGGTTGCAACAGGCGGTGTTCCATTAAATGCAATGGGACAAGATTTAATACGTTTGAATCCAAATTTATCAAAAATGTCCGCAGGATTAAAAGACGGTTCAGTTACCCAAGAAGAGTTTATGGCTGAAATTAGAAAAACTGCTGAAATGGCAGATAATTTAACTGATGCACAGAAACAACAATATTCAACACTTGCGGCAATGGGCAGTGAAGTTGGTAGTGCTATAATTGAAATTATAGGAATGAAAAATGCAGGTAAAGCACTTACTGACGCACAACAAGCACAATTAGACGCATTTGAAGCAAGAGAAAAAGCAACAGCAGACTTTGAACGTGTGTTGCAAGAAACAAAAAACAAAATCATGGACGCACTTATTAATAGTGGTGTGTTTGATACTATAGCAACAATGTTGGGAGACTTCACAGCATGGTTAGGAAGTCCAAACGGTATTGCAAGAATAGAAGAATTTACAACTACATTATCTACAAAATTTAAAGAACTATTAGATGCATTTAAATCAGGAAACTTAATGCAGTATATTAAAGATATGTTAGCAACAGGATTATCAGGCTTAGGCGGAATGATAGGTGGTATTATAAGTGGCATCTTTGGCGGTAGCGGAGATGATGAAGAATCTGCAGATGGTGCAGGAGGCGAAAAGAAAAAATCAAAAGGTGGATTATTTGGTGGATTAGACGGAGCACTTACTACCTTAGCAACAATGGTTGCGGCAGGTGGTGTAGTATATCTTGCAATAAAAGGCTTCCAATCGTTATTAGCAGGATTTGCCAGTCCAATGGTTATATTAGGTGCAGGTGTGTTAGCAGGATTATTAATTGGTACAGGTGCGGCAATTAGACTTGCAGGTGAAGGAATTAGTGCGGCTGGAGATGGCGTTGAAAAAATGGCGGCTGGCGTAGAACGCATGTCGGAAGTCAAAGATACAGCCAATTTAGCAAACGTTGCTGAGTCACTAGGTGCATTAGGTAGTGCAATGCTAGGATTAGCCGCAGGCGGAGTATTAGATAGTATTGCTAGTTTCTTTGGTGCTAGTTCTCCGTTTGATAAAATGGTTGACGGTATTAATAAATTTGCTAATATCGATGGCACAGCAGTTGAAAACTTAGTAGCATCATCAGGTGGATTACAAGGTTTAAAAGCATTTGCAGATGACTTAAATGCAAAAAATGTTGAAGATTTTGCAGAAGCATTAGACAAATTAGTAGATCAAATGAAAGATTTGAATGAAGAATTATCCAAAGATAACAATGGATTCTTCAAATCAGGTACAGGACCAAATGCAGGATCCTTTCTTGGAGGCGGAGATGGTGGTGGAGGGCTAAGTAATGTTAGTATGCAAACCCTTGTCACTCTTATGCGTGAAAATAATAGATTAACTAAGGCTCTTCTTGAGAAGAACCCAGAGAGTGCATATTAAGGATATAAAATGAGTTGGAAAAAATATTTTACACCAGTGCCAACAGGAGATAATCCGGGAGGAAACTATAGTCCTCTAGGTGGTGGTAGAGGGGGTAGTGGCAATGCAGGGCCGGCACGTACAAACTATAGTTCTTATTTGCCAGATGTTTACGTAGGTGCTCCTAATAGAGTTGAGCGTTACGGACAGTATAATACTATGGATTTAGACAGTGAGGTAAATGCCGCACTTGATATTTTAGCAGAATTTTGTTCACAAAAAAATGCACAAAATAAAACACCCTTTGTATTAGACTTTAAGAAAAAAGCAACAACATCAGAAACTACAATTTTACAACAATACTTACAACAGTGGTGTAAATTACAAAAATTTGATACACGTATGTTTAGAATACTACGTAATACATTTAAGTATGGAGATCAATTCTTTATTAGAGATCCAGAAACTAAAAAATTATTTCATGTTGATTCAGCAAACGTAGCAAGAATTATTGTAAACGAATCAGAAGGTAAAAAACCACAACAATATGTAATTAAAGACTTTAATTTAAATTTTAAAGATATGGTAGCAACAACACCTTTCCAGACAAATGGAAACGTTACTGGAGGCGGTGACGGATACTTAACTGGTGGTGTAAGAGGAATGGTAGGGCAAGCACCGAGACAGAGCGGAAGTAGATTCCAAGAAGGTGAAACTGAAGTTGCTATTGATGCAGAAAATGTAGTGCATTTAAGTTTGTCAGAAGGATTAGACAACAACTTTCCATTTGGTAACAGTTTATTAGAAACTATATTTAAAGTATACAAACAAAAAGAATTATTAGAAGATGCAATTATTATCTATCGTGTTCAGAGAGCACCTGAAAGAAGAGTTTTCTACGTTGATGTGGGTAACATGCCATCGCACTTAGCGATGCAGTTTGTAGAACGTGTTAAGACGGAAATACATCAAAGACGTATCCCATCGTCAACAGGCGGAGGTACAAATGTTATAGACTCGTCATACAATCCGTTGTCAATTAACGAAGATTACTTTTTCCCACAAACAGCAGAAGGACGTGGATCTAAAGTTGAAACATTACCAGGTGGTACTAACCTAGGGGAAATAGACGACTTACGTTACTTTACAAACAAACTTGTTAGAGGTTTGCGTATTCCTAGTTCATACTTGCCTACAGGAGCAGACGATTCAGCCGCACAATACAACGACGGAAGAGTTGGAACAGCATACATTCAAGAATTAAGATTTAACACTTACTGTGAAAGATTACAAGGGTTACTAACTGAAGATATAAATCAAGAATTCAAAAGATACTTACTTGAAAAGGGCGTAAACATTGATACAGCAATGTTTGATATTAGATTCCAACCACCACAAAACTTTGCGGCATATAGACAAAGTGAAATTGATAATGCACGTATTCCAACATTTACACAAATGAGTGCAATACCTTATATTTCAAATCGCTTTGCAATGAAACGCTACTTAGGTCTTAGTGAAGAAGAACTTACAGAGAACGAAAGACTATGGCGTGAGGAGAACGATGAGAATATTACTCCACCACCAACAGACGCAGGTGGAGAACTTAGAGGCGCAGGAGTCAGCGGAGCAGGTATTGATGCAGACATGGCTGGTATGGAAGAAGAAGTACCAGGCGGCGAAGCACCAATCGATGGAGGTGCAACTGATGCACCAGAAACTGCTACTGGTGGCGAAGGCGTTCCTCAAGAAGGCGCAACTGACATAACGGTATAAATAACAGTATGATACTACGTGAAATATTTTATTTTGATAAAGAAACAATTGAGCCTGTAGAAGATAAAGGTTATTCACCTAAAGATGACCAATCTCCTGTAGACTTTGATTCATCACGTAAGACAAGACTCACACTTCGCCAAATTAATCGTGCAAGATTGGCCGCAGAAGTACATAAAGAAGAGCAAGTCAAAGACTTGCATTTTGTAAGACAAATGTATGGCATTGCGGCAAACGCAGAGGCCGGCGGAGTATGATAATTGAGCATAGCCTTTGTAATTGGTAACGGCATAAGTCGTAGACACATACCTTTAGAACCTCTTAGAAAATTTGGAACCATATATGCCTGTAATGCAGTGTATAGAGATTTCAAACCAGACTACTTGATTGCTGTTGATACTAAAATGGTAAATGAAATAGTTCAATACAGATATCAGCATGAAGGGCAAGTTTGGACAAATTATAATAAATCTTACGAAAAATATACAGGATTAAATTACTTTGAACCCAGTAAAGGTTGGAGTAGTGGTCCTACAGCATTAGATTTTGCAAGCGAACAAGGGCACGAAACTATATATATTTTAGGATTTGACTATCAAGGTATAGGTCCAGAACATAAGCGTGTTAATAATTTGTATAGCGGTACACCTAACTACAAGCGTGAGCATGACACATCAACGTATTATGGCAATTGGTTACGTCAAACTACTACCGTATTACAGAAAAATTCAAAAAAGAGATATATAAGAGTGTTAGCAACGGAAAAGGCTTATATACCAGAGCCTTTCGAAAATTTTGCGAATATATCGCATATTACAGTGGAAGATTTGGCAAAATCTTTCAACTTTTCGCTGAATCCGTAAAAACGGCCCGTTTTGGGCCTATATCTACGCACTTTTCTTAATAAATAGTAAATATTAATGACAGCCTTGCCGTAAGGTAAATTTTATTTAACAGGAGACTAAAATGGCAGATCTAAACAAGTTCGAGGAAATGCTCGAAAAACTAGTCAATGAAGATCGTGCTGGAGCAGAAGAATTGTTCCACGAGATTGTAGTTGAAAAATCAAGAGAAATTTATGAAAATCTTTTAGAAAATGATCTAGAAGAAGATGACAAAGAAGTTGATGAGTCTAGTAAAGACGAAGAAACTAAAGAGTCAGAAGACGAAAAAGTCGATGAAAAGGCAGACGAAGAAGTTGACGAAGCATCTGATGATAAAGAAGTAGATGAAGCAACTGACGAAGATGTCAAAGAAGATTCAAAAGATGAAGAAGCAAAAGAAGGCTTTGACATGAATGAATTTGAAGTTGAGCCTATGCCAGAAGCAGATCCATCAGATGATATGATGGGTGACTTAGAAATGGGTGACGGCGATGAAGAAGGTGAAGACGATGCTCCAGAAGGAGACGAAGACCTAGAAGATCGTATGGTAGACTTAGAAAAAGAATTAGACGACTTACGTCAACAGTTCAATGACGAAATGGGCGGCGGCGACGACGAAGGTGACGACGAAGACGCTGGCGACATGGGTGACATGGGTGCTGATGACGAAGATGATGCTGAAGAAGAAAGCATCGACCTTGGCGTAGAAGAAGCAAATGACGAAGAAGTAGACGAAGCATCTAAAGATGAAGAAGTTGCTGAAAAGTCAGATGCAGAGCAAATGCGTGAGTATGTTGAAAAAGTAGCAGGCGGTGGATTAGATGCACAAAAAATTGGCGGCGACAATGGCGCTAATGCAAAAAGTCCAGTAGCAAGTGCTAACGACATGGGTGGAGACGCTAGTAACTTAGTTGCTGGTGGCGAAGCAGACTCAAAAGGTACAGCAGGTGGCTTAGAAGGCAATTCTCCAAAAGAGGATAGCATGGGCAACATTAATGTACCAGGTGGTAAAGCCGCTAAAAGCATGAAAGCACAGCCAAAAGGCCACGGCGCTGAAAAGAAAAGTGCAGGCGAAAACGCTGACAATAAAAAATCTACTATTGGCAGTTAATTAGGAGTAGAAGGCAATGAATCTACTAAGCGAGAATTTGACATTCGACCAGGCGAAAATGGTTGTTGAGTCAACTGAAAACTCAAATGGAGGCAAAGATCTTTTTCTAAAAGGAATTTGTATCCAAGGCGGAGTACGCAATGCAAACGAGCGTGTGTATCCTGTTAATGAGATTGGAAGGGCTGTCAAAACTCTCAATGATCAAATTGAGACTGGTTACTCAGTTCTTGGCGAAGTTGATCATCCTGAAGGCCTAAACATTAACCTTGATCGTGTTTCACATATGATTACTAATATGTGGATGGAAGAAAACAACGGTTATGGCAAAATGAAAATTTTACCGACCCCGATGGGACAACTAGTTAAAACAATGCTTGAAAGCGGAGTTAAACTAGGAGTTTCATCGCGTGGTTCGGGCGAAGTTAACGAGTCCGGCGATGTGTCGGGCTTTGAAATTATCACCGTGGACGTTGTGGCCCAGCCTAGCGCCCCTGGTGCATATCCTACACCAATTTATGAACATTTGATGAATGCACGTGGGGGATACAAGGCATACGAATTAGCACAGGCAACAAAACACGACGACAAGGCACAAAAGTATCTTAAGGAATCGTTGATTAATTTAATCAACAAACTCCAGTGAAACTAGGAGAAAAAGTATGATAGATGCACTGAAAACACTCTTTGAAAACGATGTAGTTACAGAAGAAGTCAGAGCACAAATTGAAGAGGCTTGGGAAAGCAAGATTCGCGAAAACAAACAGGCGGTAACGTCTGAGTTACGTGAAGAATTCGCACAAAAATACGAGCATGACAAGCAAACAATGGTTGAAGCCATTGATAAAATGCTAGATGACCGTCTTTCAAGTGAAATTGCTGAGTTTGCAGAAGATCGCAAGCAACTAGCAGAAGCCAAAGCAAAATATGCTGTTAAGTTAAAGGAAAACGGAGACTTAATGAAAGCATTTGTTATGGATCAGTTAGGAAAAGAAGTCACTGAATTACACGAAGACCAAAAGAAAATGGCAATTAATTTTGCTAAAATGGAGGAATTTGTTGTAGAGGCTCTATCTAAAGAAATTGCAGAGTTCCATGAGGATAAAAAAGACCTAGCCGAAACAAAAGTACGTTTAGTACGTGAGGCTAAGAAACACTTCAATAAAGTGAAGACTCAATTTATTGAAAAGAGTGCAAAATTAGTATCTGAAACAGTAAGTAAGAACTTGAATAAAGAAATTACTGCACTTAAAGAAGATATTAACGTTGCAAGAGAAAACGACTTCGGTCGTAAATTATTCGAATCTTTCGCAAGTGAGTATGCAAATAGTTACTTGAATGAAAAGAGCGAAACTTCAAAACTTCTTAAAATTGTAGATTTAAAAGATAAGCAAGTAGAAGAAGCAAAAGCAGAAGCGGCTAAAGCGATTGAAGAAGCAGGAGCGAAAGCAACTGAAATCAAACGCATTAATGAAGCGGCTGAACGCAACAAAGTAATTAACGGTTTGATTGAGCCATTAAGCAAAGATCAACGTGAAATTATGACAGACTTACTGGAATCTGTTCAAACACCGAAGTTAGACAAGGCGTTTAACAAGTACCTACCAGCAGTTATTGATGGTAATGCTCCAGCAAAGAAGAAGGCAAAACTAGTAGAAGGCAAAGAAATTACAGGCAATAGAGAAACTAACGTTAGTAGTAAAGCAGACGAGAATGTTGTTGACATTAGACGTCTTGCTGGATTAAATTGATAGGAGATAATTATGTCAGAACTACTCGAAAGTCGCTGGCAGGAGACTAAAACTGCGTTGCTAGAAGGCCTTAACGGTAATAAAAAATCCGTTATGGGTGCAACTCTTGAAAATACTAGAAAGTATTTGGCAGAGACTGCAACAGCAGGAACAACTTCCGCCGGTAATGTCGCAACTCTTAACAGAGTCATTTTACCAGTTATCAGACGTGTAATGCCAACAGTTATCGCAAACGAACTTGTTGGAGTACAACCAATGACTGGACCAGTGGGTCAAATCCACACACTAAGAGTCCGTTATTCGGACACTTTTAACGCAGGTGCATCAGGTGCAACTGCAGGTGAAGAAGCACTTTCACCATTCAAGATTGCTGAAAGTTATTCAGGTGCAACTAGTGGTAAAGCAGATGCTACAGCCGCTAAAGAAGGTGTACCAGGTAACAAACTAAGCATCCAGATCTTAAAACAAACTGTTGAAGCGAAAACTCGTAAGTTGAGTGCTCGTTGGACGTTTGAAGCGGCTCAGGACGCACAGTCACAGCATGGTATTGATGTTGAAGCAGAAATTATGGCGGCACTAGCCCAAGAAATTACTGCTGAAATTGATCAAGAAGTTCTTGCTTCACTTAGAACACTTAGTGGTACAGCCGTTGAAACATACGACCAAGCCGCAGTAAGTGGTACAGCAACTTTTGTTGGTGATGAGCATGCCGCATTGGCAGTTCAAATCAACAGAGCGGCTAACTTAATCGCACAGCGTACAAGACGTGGTGCTGGTAACTACGCAGTGGTATCACCATTTGCGTTAACAGTACTTCAGTCTGCAACAACTTCAGCGTTCGCAAGAACAACTGAAGGTTCGTTTGAAGCGCCAACAAATACTAAATTTGTAGGTACATTAAACAACGCTATGAAAGTATATGTTGATACATATGCTGGCGACGGTACAGCAGTACTAGTAGGTTACAAAGGTTCATCTGAATCAGATGCACCAGCGTTCTACTGCCCATACATTCCATTAATGAGTAGTGGTGTTGTAATGGATCCTGCTACATTTGAACCAGTAGTAAGTTTCATGACTAGATATGGATATGTCGAGTTATCAAACACTGCAAGTTCACTTGGTAATGCAGGTGACTACCTAGCAAATGTTGCGATTACAAACGGTAACGTATCATTTAGTTAATAGGTATTTTACAAAATTGTAGAAATAGGCCCTTCGGGGCCTATTTTTTTGGCTAAATATTTGTACGTTCATCCTACGGGACGGAAGTAGCAAAAGCGAAGGAACGCACTTAACTGTAAAAGGGAGAGTGTCGTGAACTACAAAGACTTCGAAATCGCTCGTAAAAAAATCAAGACAAAACTAGCACACAAAGCAATCCATCGCAAACAGATGGAAAGACCACTGTCTAGACCACGCTGTGATAAGAATATTTTAAGTACAGACCCAAGATTACAAAAAATTTAATATTTTGGTAAAAAAGTGGTTGACTTTATATTATAATATGCTATATTAGTATTAAGCATTAGGAGAGTAATTAACTCTTAATTATAGTGCAAGGAAGAGGCCTTTACCAGAAGGGTCGAACTTGACTGTCCAGGGGTGGTACCCAGGGTTTGTAGTAGAAATACGCAGGCTCACATCGCACTCACTAGCGGGGATAGGTTGTACGTATTAGAATGGTATTCCGGTACGTGCTTGTAGGTGTAACCAAGTCCTACCTATTTTGCTTATTTTTGAAAAGGCTCTTCGGAGTCTTTTCTCTTGACAAATCTCTCTTTTTATTATAAAATACATTATGCGAAAATTATTATTGTTAGTCACGGTTCTTGCCGTGTTTTTTTGTGGCCGAAGTTTGGCCGAACCTTTAGAAATCACAATAACAATTCCAAGAACAGCAAGTGATTTAGCAACTACAACATATACATATGATGTTATAGGTGTTGATACTCCTGTTGAAACAACTAATGGAGTTAATATTGTACAAAATGGACCTCCAGGACAATCTAGTAGTTTGTTTATAAGAGGAACAGAAAGTGATCATAGTTTGATTACACTTAATGGAATACCAATTAAGGATCATAGTACACCTAGTGGAGCAGATGATTTTAGTCAGCACAACTTGATAGGAATAGACTATTTGACCATTATAAAGGGTCCTATGAGCAACACACACGGGCCTAATGCCGCAGGTGGTGTTATTGATATGCACTCAAACACATACGGCCAAAGTTATATAGATCTAAGTATAGGCTCCAATAATCTTGTAAGCAAAGAAATAAGTGTTGTTGATAATGATCAAACAGATAGGCACAATTTTAAAATTACAGCCAACCAAACAACTACAGATGGAGTAAGTGTATATGCTGAAGGAGAAGAAAAAGATCCACATGAAGCAAATACATTTAACATATCATATGATTATATAGGAAACAAATATATTCTAAAATTAAATAAAATTAAAGACACAAATGAAATGAGTCTTGATAGTGGTTCTGCTGATGTACTAAATTACACAGGAGATTGGGAATGGAATAATAACCAAATTGACTTCCAAATGAAAAACACAAGAGTTGTTTTGAACAACAGCAAACATGATAGGTCTTATACTAAAAACGGTGTTGTTGACACTTACAATAGTGAAAGCAATACATATCTAACACAACATACATTTAACAAAGACACATATGATTATTCTGTGGGTTGGGAATACAATGAAGCAAGTGCAGACTTTTCAACAAATATAAACAGTTATCAAAGTAGTGTGAATGAAAACAGATATACAACTGGATTGTTTTTTGAAGTAGACAAAGAATATTTTATGGGTACTATTTTAAGTTTCAGTAGTAGATTTGACAGCATAAGCGACTTTGAGAATCAGATAAGTTCTAGAATAGGTATATCACATGATGGTTATAGAGCAAGTTATTCACAAGGTTATAGACTGCCAACATTATATGAAATGTATGGTATTGACAGTTATGGATATCAAGGCAATGCAAATTTAAAATCTGAAGATATAGATTCATACGAAGTGGGATATAGAAGAGGCAACTTTGATACTGCATTATTTTACATAGAAGAATCAAATGCTATTACATATTCTAATTCATCTTATGTAAATGTTGCAGAAGGTGGCGAAAGCAAAGGTGCGGAAGTAAGTTACAGTAGATCTATTTTAGGGTATGATCTTGCATCAAATGTAACATATACTGAAGCAAAACTTAATAATGGAAATGAAAAATTACGTAGACCAACTTGGGTAAATAATTCTAGTATATCAAAAAATATTAATGATTTGAATTACAAAGTGTCAATGAATTATTATGGTGATCATAAAGATATTGACAGTTCAACATTTCAAACAATTGATAAAGATAGTATTACTACTTTTGATTTAGAACTAAATCAAATAATGGAAAACAAAATGTTTTACTTAGGATTATATAATATTACAGATGAAAAATATGAACAACCAGATGGTTACAACCAATTGGGAATTAATTTCCAAGCAGGTATTAGAATAACAATGTAATGAATAATTTATATTGGTTCTTAGGATTCATATTAGTATTAGCATTAAGTAGAATTATACCACATCCACCAAACTTCACTCCGATAATTGCTGTGGCTGTTTTTGCACCAAGAATAATCAGTCATATTCCAACAGTAATTTGTGCAACATTACTTGCTATGTTTATAGCAGATATGTATTGGGGATTGCATAGTTATATGATATGGACTTATAGCAGTATTGCTTTGTGTACACTTTTTGCAACCAAAATAAGATTACTGCCTATGTCATTTATAGGACCCATATTATTCTTTATTGTAACTAACTTTGCAGTGTGGACAAGTGGATACTATGGATTGACTATTCAAGGCTTGTTAGCATGTTATATAGCGGCAATACCGTTCTTTTATATGACACTGTTAAGTACATTAGTATACGTTTCTTCTTTCTATATCATTGAAAAAATGGTGCTCACGCAGGTTAAACATCGTACTTAATTTAGTTTGATAAATACTTGTGTCGATAATCGTGCCGTGCAAACGGACTTATGCAGAATTGACCCACTGCGTATTACTTAGAACGTAACAAGGAGAAACAAATGGGAAGACCATTAAATAAACGACTATTTGGTGTAGCAGGCACAGGCCCTACAGCAAGTGGAACAGAAATCAAAGTAAATTTTCATAACGGCTCAGCAGTTAAAGAAGGCTACATTGTTAAGCAATTAGGATCTAAAAAGTTTCGTTGCGAAGAAATTGGTACAGCAGGTACATTTGATTGTACTTTAAAAACTGGTGTATTACCAGCGGCTTTAAGTGCAGGTGAAATGAGTATTTCAGTACAAGGTGCAGATTCAGAAACATATGGCGTAAGTAAAATTACAGGCAGAAAAGTTACTGTTGCTTCACCAAGTGCAACTGGTTCAAATGCATTAGCAGGAACATCTTTACAATTTGCTCTAACAGGTGCCGCGGCATCAGGAATTGTTAGAATGGAAGAAGCAGGCGATGATAACACATTATCTGGTACAGATGATGATGATTTCACTGAAGATGCATAAGGACTAACATGGGTAGACCAGTTAATAAAAAGAACTTTGGAGCAACTGGCGTTGATGCGGCCCCTACAATTCCAATCCGTTTTCATGATGGATCTAGTTTAATTGAAGGTAAAGTTGTAAGTCAACGAGGTAACGGTAAGTTCCTATGTTCTAATGATGCTGGAAATATTACAAGAATTTGTCGCTTGGTGAATAAAATTTCACCGAGCGCCGAGTTCGAAGCATCGTTAATTGGCATAGCCCCTGGAAGTAGTCCAAAAATTATTAAGAAAGTACATAATAGAACAGCAGTTGATTTCGATGGAAATAGATTTACATGGGAATGTCAAGATGATTCTACAGAGTCATTGATGATATTAACTGCGATATAGGTGAAATAAATGAGTGCAAGTGTTGTAAGTATACCAAATGATGATTACATGATAAAAGTAACTCCTGGCGGAACAATTACTTTTGATACAGGACCTGTACAAGGTAATGTTATTTTTACAGGTAATTTTACAGTTGGCGGACAACAAACAGTAGTTAATTCAACGAACTTAGATGTACAAGATAATATTATCACAGTCAACCATGGTGAAACTGGTGCTGGTGTTACTTTAAACCAATCAGGTTTGCAAATTGATAGAGGTACAGAAACCGACGCACAATTTGTTTTTGATGAAACTATGACATGGACAGATCCGGTAACTGATACAAGTATTACAGGCGGATTTGTTTTTAAAAATGTTGCAAATTCATTAGTAGGTATAAGAACAGTAAGTATTAACAGTAATGGCGGTGATTTATATTTGATAAACAGTGGTTCTGGTGTGATTAGTGTAACAGGTACTAACAATTACGAAGGTAATGTTACAGATGACGACCATATACCTAATAAAAAATATGTTGACGATGAAATTGTAACGGCATTAACTAGTACATTCCAAAGAAGAATTGAAGAAGGTAGCGTTACAAAATCATTTATTGAAGTAAGAGATCAAGAAGTATCAGGTGTACAAAGTGTTATAAACTTAGAACTTGATAGTGTAAATGTTGGTAAAGTATTTAAAGATAGACTTGAAATTCAAAGTCTTAGAATATCAGACAACATGATTGAAACAACAGTTTCAGATGCAGACTTAGTTTTATCTGCACCAGGAACAGGCGGTGTTAAAGTTAGAGATAACATGACACTAACATCAACTCCTGCGATTGATGATGCATTAGCAGATCCAGCAGGTCCAGCAGACGGATTAAAACTTTATGTAAAAAATCCTGAAACAGGTGGTACAGGTTTGTTTTTCAAACATGCTAACACTGCTACTGGAGAAATAATAAGTAGAAAGAATGCTCTTTTATTGAGCATGTTATTTTAAGGAAAGAAGATATGGCCATAGCATCTACAGCAATAGCGAGTACAGATACAGACTTACTACTTGTCCCAGGCGGCAAATCTTATGCTGTTTTGACAATTATGGTTTGTAACATTGACACACCAAATCCAGTTCATCAAGAACACGGATTAACAAATTTTGATTTACACTTTGTAAAAAGCGGAGCGGCAAAGAGTAATACAAATAAAGTAATTAATAACTTACAATTACCTGCAGGAGAAACATTTACTTTTGATAGTGAAAAAATTGTTTTAGAAGCAGGCGATAAGATTGTAGCATTAGGAGAATCTCCTACAAACTTAGTTGCAACAGTCAGTTTCTTGGAAGTGTAATATGAGATTGATTAAAGCACAAAGCACTAACTTAAGAAATATTAGAGGCACAGGAATAAAATTTGATATAAACGGCCTAGGTAGAATTGGCGGTGAAAAAGCAATGGTTGTTCCTATAGGTAGTACATCTGAAAGACCAGTATTTGCAGAAGCAGGACAGATTAGATATAATACAGATGTAGATGCTTTTGAAATGTACTCAGCAGGAAATTGGGGAGAGATACGTAAAAAAGAACCCACTGAAATTGTACAACAAAATTTAGGAAACGGTGACGGAAATGAAACAGTGTTCGGACCATTAGTTAACGGAGATGCAAACTTTCCAGTACCTAGTGCGGCTCGTAATATTTTAGTATTTGTTGAAAATGTTTTCCAAATAGCAACTACTAACTATACATTAGTACAAAATCCCGCTGGAAAAGCGGCTGGTTACTATATTTCATTTAGTTCTGCTCCAGATGTAGGTAAGCCGGTGACGGTATTACATAATTTTGATAAATAATATTGACTAGGAGACTAAAGAATGGCATCGTTAAAATCATTACTAGGAAGTAGAAACTTTACACAGACGGAAATCAACCTTGAACAAGGTAGAATATATTCATACACAAACGGTACTATGTACTCTAAAATGTGTAACGGCTTTTGCTTTGTAGCGCCTTCGAATGGATCAGTAACTATTGATTCTTGGGGTGCAGGCGGTTCAGGTGCAAGAATGTGTTGTTGTGGTGGCGGTTTGCCAGGAAACGCGGCGGCATATACAAGAAAAGCACATAGTATGAGCAGTGGACAACGTGTATGCGGATGTCTAGGAAAATCATGCGGTAATGCAAGTTCTTTATGTTTTAGAGGTTGCGGTGAACCTACTATGTATTGTTGGTTCTCATCAGGTAGCAATGGTTGTGTTTGTACACAAGGTGGTAGAGGCGGAATTAGTTTTTGTTCAACTTCTCCAAGTTTATATTGTTGTTATCGTGCTAATGGTTTTTGTACAACAAACAGAGGTCCAAACTGTGGACTAGTATGTAATCAATGTTCAGGTGCATGGATTGCAAATAGTTATGGTGGAGATCTAAACTGTTGCGGAATGAAATCATGTTCAAGTTTCTTAGGTTGTTATCCAGCATGTACTTGTATGAAGTACTATCATGTTGCTGTACCAGCAGGCGTGTTTGGTAAAGACGGTGCTATGATCACATACACAACTGAATCAGATAATCCATACTCACGTTGGTCAGGAATGGGAATTCACCAATTTAGTAATGCATTGAATGCGGCAAGTAGAAATCCATCAAGAGGTGTTTATCACGGTAGTTGTTGGATGGGTAACAGAGCATGTCAGTGTTACGAACACATTGGTTGCGGACACTTTGTACCATACGGAACAGGTGGACCAGCGTCTAACCCATGTCCGGGTGTTAGAGATCACGGATGGCGCGGTGGTGACGGTGCTGTACGTATTAAATTTATCGAAGGCTAATCCAAAAAATTCAAATAAATACTGTGTCAGGAGAACGTAAGTGGCACAAGTAGGTAGAATATCTGGTCCGTTATTAACGGCCAACCTTGAACGTCAAGGTAAAGATCTTGATTTTAGAAATCAACAAACAAGTACACCTTTATTAAAACTTAAAGTTGGCACTAACAAAATAGGTGTCAATACAACTTCTCCTGCGTTTCCTTTACATGTTAGTGATACAATAAGAAGTACTGAACTTACTACGCCTACTATGAGTCCTGGAAATTTTACTATTTCAGGAAGCGATATAAATGCTTTAACAGGTTCAATCAATATTAAAAGTGATGTAAGGTCAGCAGGTATTCAAACACAACAACTTTTAATTCGTGATAATAGAATAAGCAGTACTGTTACAAATGCAGAAGTAAATTTATTACCTAATGGCACAGGAACAATAGAATTACAAGCAAATACAAATGTAACAGGAAATTTACATGCATCAGGAAATATTACATTAGATGGTAATTTAGTTTTTGGTGATACAGGAGATGATAGTACACGACTTGCAGACACAGTAAAATTTAATGCAGATATTGATAGTAATATTATACCCGATGTAAATAATTCATTTGATCTTGGAGCAAATTATGCTAAATGGGATCAATTAAATTTTAATACAATAGAAGCAACTAATGTGCTAGGTAATAGTATTTTCCTTGAAAACGGATTAGTACAACCTGCGTCACGAGTAGGTAATATATTTTATGTTGATAAAAATGGTAACGATTCAAATGCAGGCGATCATCCTAATAGTGCATTTTTAACATTAAAAAATACTTTATCATTTGTGGATTCAAGTATCCAAGGACCAGTTGCTATACATATTTCAGCAGGAGAATATGAAGAAATATTTCCATTAACAGTTCCATCAAATGTAACAATTATTGGCGAAGACATGCGTAACGTTGTTATTAAACCAACAGTAGCAACAAATACAAACAATGCTTTTCTATTAGATGGTGAAACAACAATAGAAAATATTACCATACAAGATTATTTTAGTCCAGGATATGCATTTTCTTTTAAGCCTAATGCAACAGTTACAAGTAGAAGTCCTTATATTAGAAATGTAACTGTAATTACAAAAGGATCAGTTACAAGTACAAGCGACCCAAGAGGTTACGATCAAGGAGATGCTGGTAAAGGTTTGTTAGTAGACGGAGCAAGTGTAACTAGTTCAAGTCAAGAAGCAAGCATGTTATTTCACAGCGTAACATTTATAACTCCAGGAGTTGAAAGTGTTAAATTAACAAACGGTGTTAGAGTTGAATGGTTAAACAGTTTCATTTACTTTGCACAACAAGGTATGTTACTTGAAAGAGGAACAACAGGACACCTAAGCACAGATGGGTCAACCATACAATATGGTGCAGAAATGCGTCTAATTGGTAGTGCAAACGTTTACGGAGAATTTGGAATCAAAGCAGACGGTGCAGGTACAAATGCATATTTGATTAATCATAATTTTACTTACATGGGTGCAGGCAAAAGCACAGCAAATGATCATACTTTATCTATACATGCTAACGAAGTTGTAGAAATAAATTCTGGTAGAGTAAACTATGCAACTGTAGACGAAACCGGTAATTTTAGAGTAGGTACTGCACTTTTTGTAGACCAAGAAACTGGAAAAACAGAAATAGAATCTGCTAGTATCGACTTTAGTAATGTTGATACACTACGTATTGTTACAGCAGGATCAACAGTAACGATAGATGATACTAGGGTAAGAACAGATTTTATAAGATTAAGAGATAATAAATTAGAGAGTCTTGTAGGAAATTTAAAAATTGATTCAGCACCTTCAGCGTCTGTTAATATAAATGCAAATACAAATATAACAGGAAATTTAGATACATCTGGTAATACAACTATTGCAGGATCTTTGGTTAGTTTAGGTGATGCAGACACAGATAATATTAGTTTCAATAGTGATGTAACATCAGGAATGACTCCAAATGTAGATTTAGCATTTGATTTAGGATCAACAAGCAAAAGTTGGAAAACTGCATATGCAGAAAAATTAGAAACAGATGCATTTGATATCGAAGGCAATAGAATTACTACAAAAGATTCTAATGCAGATTTAGTAATAGGTGCAAATCCTAATCCACCTACTGTTACAGTAGGACCACTATTTAGTGTGAGGACAGAAGAAAATGCTCCAAGAGGATTAACATTCAATAACGATGGTACAAAAATGTTTATTGCTGGAACACAAGGTGACGATATTAGTGAATACACACTTTCGACAGCATTTGATGTTTCTTCAACAGTAACTTATGTAGATAGTCTTCCTGTAATTAACAATCCAACAGCAGTAAAATTTAACTTAGATGGTACAAAAATGTATGTTACTGGTCCGGATACTAACTGCTTGACAGAATACAATCTCTCAACAGCATTTGATGTTTCCACAGGAGTGTTTAGTCAAAATTCACCAGTGTGGACCAACCTAGTTCCACTTATTGAAAGCGATACTTTTGGCTTTGACTTTAACAATGATGGAACAAAACTTTATGTTACAGGAAATCAAAGAGATAAAATTTATGAATTTGATTTACCTGGAGCATTTGATATATCGTCAATAACATTTGTGCAAGATTTATATGTAGGACTTATAGACGTTGAACCATTTGGTATTGAGTGGAGTCCTGATGGTAAAAGACTGTTTATTGTAGGAACAAGAGGCAATGGCGTAGATGAATTTGAATTAACTACACCATTTGATATATCAACAGCAACACATGAAGGCTTTTATTCTATAGGTGGAAATCCTTCAGGAATACATATTTCACCAGATGGATTAAAAATGTTTATTTTGGGTAACCAAAATGACAAAGTTAAAGAATATTCAACAGACACACCATATAGATTTGTTGCTGGCGTAAGCAAAATTAAAATAGGCGGCCTGACAACAGGACAAGCATTTACACAAACAGATATTAGTACATTAGACAGCGGTGATGTAAATTCAGACGTTGGCGTTACAGATAATATAATTGTAAATTCAGATTCATTTTTGAATAATGTTGTAACTCCTTTTTTACAAGTTGATGGTTTTGCTAATCTAGGAACAACAA